ATGTTTCCTGTATGGGCTTGGATTAAGAATCCTAAGTTCAGATTCATAACAGCATCTTATTCTGCAGAGCTTTCAATAGAACATTCAACAAGAAGTAGAGATATTATAAACTCAGAGTGGTTTAAAGCAAGATGGGGAGATTTATTCTTCATTAAGAAAGACCAGAATCTAAAATCAAGATACGAGAACAATTTTCTAGGAGTTAGGAGGGCAACATCAGTAGGAGGTACTGTTACAGGGCAAGGAGGGGACTTTCTGCTTGTAGATGACCCTGTTTCCCCACAACACGCTGCATCAGAGATAGAGAGAGAAAATGCAAACGAATGGTATAGGACAACATTCTACTCTAGGCTTAATAATCCATTAACAGGAGTAAGAATAATTATTATGCAGAGAATACATGATGATGATTTAAGTGGATTCTTACTTTATGGTAGTCAAAGTAGACTAAAATATAAGCATATTTGCATACCTGCAGAGCTTTCAGAGGATGTTAAACCTAAAATGCTAGAATCTAACTATGATGAAGATGGATTGTTTTGGTCAGATAGGTTCAGTAAGGCTATTTTAGATGATTATAAGCAAGCTTTAGGAAGTTATGGATATGCAGGACAACTTATGCAAACTCCTACACCTCTAAACTCAGGAATGATAAAATCTGAGTGGTTAAACATAGATAATCATAAAGTAGGAGATATTGGAGAGCAAACTACAGTTGATTTCGTTATTGACCCTGCATATACTGCAAATGAGAAGAATGACCCTTCTGCACTACTCGCATATACATATAAAAATAACAAATGGCAGATAATTGATTGTATTAATGTATATAAAGAGTTTCCTGACCTAATTAAATTCATTCAACAATGGGTTTCTAAAAATGGATATACAAGTAGGAGTAGAATATATGTAGAACCTAAAGCATCAGGTAAATCTATAGTTCAAACTCTTAAAAAGGAAACAGGACTTAATGTTAAAGAGGATAAACCACCATCTAAAGATAAAGTGGCAAGAGTACAAGATATTTCTGCCTCTTTAGAGTCAGGTAGAGTAAGTTTACTCAAAGGGAAATGGAACGAGGAGTTTTTACAGCAATTAGTGAGGTTTCCATCTGCAAAACATGATGATATGGTAGATTGTTTAGTTATGGCTGTAAATAATAATATGTGGAGTGGCTCTAAGGTAGTTTATTTTTCTTAACTTCTAAAAACTTCTAGGTTAATAGAAAAAAAAGTCATATAATTGCGAAAGAATAGGAATAAATTATGGATGTAAGTAGTTTAAATAGTAAGCACGAAGAAATAATTCACAAATACTTGAAATTTGTTCAGGGAACTGTATATACAGCTACAGAAGAATATGGTAGTGATAAGTTCTTGGATTTCAATGAGATAATAGAAAATATTATAAAATATACAAATGCTTTTAATAAATTAATTAAAACAAATAACAGAAGGTCGGAGTGGGCATATATGACTCCAAATTTAATGCTATACGCTACAATAGGATTCTTATCAGGAGTTAAAAGTGCTTCCAATAGCGATTTAATTGATGAATTATCAGAAGATTTGTTTGATAAGACTGTTGATTTTGTAGGAGAAACAACAGATATTTTAGAGGATATTCAAAATAAAGAAGATGTTCAAAAAAAAATACTAAAACTAACTAGAAAATAAAAATGAGTGTAACTATTGCTATAAAGTATCAAAATGATGAGATGGATGTTGTTATTCCAACTCAATGGGAGGATATAACCCTTGAATATTGGACTGAAATATGTTCTATAGTAAACAAGCATAAAAAAAGTACGGAATTAAAAAAAGAACATCATAGTGAAAAATATTCTGAATCTAATGATTTAGATAGAATACTTGAGGATGTAGAGTTTATAGATAATATATCTTTAAATAAGGATATTTTTTGCTTTATGACAGGCCTGAATGATGATGATATGAAAAAGGTAGACTTAGGTCAGGTAAATAAGGTTCTAGAAGCTGTTGGTATTCTTACTGAAGAATATAAACCTAAAGGAATTAAATCTTTTGACTTAGATGGAGAAACTTATTACTTCCCTTTAGAATCCTTTAGAAAAAATACTTACGGAGATTTCATTGAATCTACTCAGCTTGATATGACTATTGAGAACACAAAAAACGGAAGGTTTGATGTTTTGCCTGAGCAGATGGCTATATTATGCAGAAGGATAGGCGAAGATTATGAAGAAGAAGATATACCTGAAAAAACTAAAAATTTCAAAAAATTAACTATGGACATTGTATATGAGTTCGCTTTTTTTTTGACCATTCAAAGCAACAAGTTGCTAAAAATTTCCAATATGTATTTGGAGAAAAAAGAGAAGGAATGATGGCTATAAAAACAAAAGGACTTTACAATATATATATAAAGCCTTTTGGATGGCTTAACAGCTTGTATGTTCTTGCAGAGAAGGGAATATTCCAAATAGAAGGAATGAATGGAATAGATAGCGTTAAAAACACTAATCTATACAAGGTAATGACTTATTTAAGTTGGATAACAGCTAAAAATGAGTATGAATCAAAGGTTAGTGAGAAAATTTCTAATCCAAATAAAGTAAGTTAAAAATATGGCAATAAAACTAACAGATATAGTTACTGTAATGAAGGATAAGTGGACTTATGGAGATAAGTTCTTTGGATATACAGAGGAATTTAATGACAATCATAATACTCAGTACCCTTCACTATTAATAACCCCTCCTGATTCAGTATTTCCTGAAGTGGGAATGAATAATGGTTGGGAAAACTACACTTTTGAAGTATATTTTTCTGATTTATACAATAGGACTGCACAAGCAAATGAGTCTATTGACCAAAGATGGGAAAACCTACAGGATTTAGGGACAGAATGGTTAGATAACTTTTTAAAGAATTATCAGGCTAATGCACCTATACTAGCTTTCCTTGAAGATGAAAGTGTCAGTATAGAAAGAAATAAAGAGGTAGCTAACGACCAATTAATACAAATTAAAATGACATTTACTTGGAGGGTTTTAAGTAAATGCTTTAGGCCTCAGTCTACATATCCTAATCAAATTAGTAATCTTATTACTTGGTTGAGGGCTGATAGTAGTGTTACATTTAGTATTCCTACTAAAAAAGTAAGCTTAATAGGAGATGGCTCAGGAAATAATAACGGAGTTAGTCAGTCTATATCCGGCAATCAGCCTCAAAGATTTAGCTATGGTGGTTCTTCAGAAAAAACACAAATTACTTTTGATGGATATATTAATGATTTTTTAGTTTCAGATAATAACTTTATTACAGGAACTACAGTTGCAGGTGGTGTGGAATACACTATAATTGAGGTTAGCAAAATAGATAAAATAAATCAAAATGTTTTTGGTTACTTTAATTTATCTAGTGGTGCTTATATTTCAATGGGTTCTAATGCTACAGGTCATTATGAGATATCAATAAGTGATGGTAGTGCAGTACAAACTTCTTCGGCAGGTTCTTCAACTTTAGGTAAGTTTCACATAGGAGCAATAAGGCAATCTAATAAAGGAATAAAACTAGATTATAAACACTTAGGAACGAGCAGTTCATTAAACTCGTATGATGGGGCTTGGAACTTAAATGAAAATTTTGAGCAAAGTAAATTCACAATAGGTTGTACTAAAGCTTCTGATGGACTTGCACCTCCTTCGGCAATTAATACAAAATTCTTAGAGGGATTAGTACAAGAAGTAATTATTTATGATAGAAGAATAGATGACTTTGAGTATGCAAAAATAGAGGATTACTTAAACAAAAAATATAGAATATATTAAGATATGGGATACGGAATAAACGGAGCAATGCAAATGGGTCAAGACCCTTATGGTTATGATTCAGGTTCATATAACAGGTTAAGAAATTATGTAGGTAGTTATCAAAATATGTGGTGTGTAAATCTACCTATAGTAGTAAGTGTTAATTGGAATGGACTGTACGAAAACCAAGAACCTAGTCCTGCTAATTTTAGTAGTGGGGATGGAGATATAGTAAATGTTATATTTGATGTTTACCAAATTAGTGATACAGATGGAGCTGCATGGCCTGATGATTGGACTTTAGTAGGCTCAATAAGAAAATCAAGAGATATAAGAAATATAAGTCAAGAAGATAGAGTAAATGGTGGGGATGGGGTTTTAACATCTTTAGGTCATATATTCACAGTAGATATTAGTGAACTGTGTAGGGATTTATTAAGTTATTCTTTGGTGCCGCATGGAAAAGGAACTTGGACTAGCACATTCTTTGGGGGATTGAATGGTGGTGCCGAGCAACAAGGAAATAGATTTGTGAGTGTTTGGCAAGACCAATTTATAGTTACAAAAAACGGTTCATTTAGGAAAATTAAGGTTAGAATTAGGACAGAGATAATTGATGGAGATGGTATTATCAGAGAGGCTACTGAATCAGGAAGTATTAAAGAGAGTAACAGCACTATTTGCATAATAAATAACGCACCTGATTTTGATGAGGCTACGGTGGCAGGTTATAGAAATCTTCCTTCTTCTTTTGTGCATTTAGGTTGGGGTACTAGTAATAGATACTTTAGGAGTTTTATGACAAATTGTAAAAATGGTTATTGGGGTGGAAGTAATTTTAATTATTTAGGAAATTCTAAAGATGTGAGAATGGATGAGGCTGCAGAGTATTTACAATGGGTTATGGGTACGGTAAATAATTATTCAATTTATAATTCAGGTTTTGATTCAGGAAATGGAGAAACAAAATATGGTACAGGTAATACATCAGACTTATCAGGAGATGTATGGATTAAGGTTAGGGCTAAAAATGCTGCAGGAGCTGTAATAAGAGAGGCAAGGCTTTACGATTGGAATCATAATTTAAGGCCAAGAGAAACAATAAATGGAATAACCGGTATGTGGCCTAGAAGTCATTACAGAATGTGTTCACAGAACATATCTCCTGTTTTTATAAATGCAAATTGCATATTAGAAACATCTACTACAAAAGAAAGTTGGGAGCTGTCAGGAACAACATACACAAGAGATATGATTGATAATCAAGGGTATGCTTCTGATAAGACTGCTCTTTTTTTAAATGATGATGTTTATTATTATGATGTTGCTATTTATAATCAAACTACAACATCAGGAAATGGAACGGGAGTATTAAAAAGATTGTCAGAAATTCGTTATTATAAAATAGACAGAAGTGGAATTGTACTTAATGTTCCTGTTGCAAATGCAGGAGATGCTTATGCAGGTATTTATTATACGGAACTAAGAAGCGACCAAATGACATTACCACACCCTATAAGATGTAAAGGTTTTAGGAGTGCAGGTTTGGGGATTACCAATAATATGCCTTACTTTAGAATATATTGGCTAAATAAATGTGGAGGAATTGACAGTTATACCATAAAAGGTCATAAATCTATGACTTATAATGCTCAAAGAGATGTTATACAGAGAAAGGAGCCTAACCCATTTGATGTAAGGTATGGAAGGTCAGATACTAAAAATCCATATCCGGGAGATAACAGAACCACTACAGGTGCTTATCAGTCAGACTACATGGGTAATTCAATGAATCATAAAGGAGGATTGGAAGTCTTAAATGTTAATTCTACAAGGTCAGGTAAAGTAACTACGCTTCCTTTAAATATAGCTAAAGCAGGGTGGCTTAGAGAAGTCCTTACATCTCCGAATGTATGGACAGAGTATTTAACCGTTCCTATAGATAATACAGGTCTATTTGGAAGGATAAATTATAGAGGTGTTAATGACCTAGAGGATGGTAGTAATGTTGATGGTAGAACACCAAACAATATGGAATATGTCCCGATTATAATTACAAGCTCTAGTATGGATATTTATGATGAGTCTAAGGGATTAACAACAATGACTTTTGAATACACACACTCACACGCTATTGTAACTCAAAGAAATTAAAATATGGCTAAAGATATAAGTATTGAACTTTTACAAGATAGAGAAAATGTAAGAATTGGAGAACAAATGCTTTCTAATTCAGAGTTTTCTACCTCTACAGGTTGGACAAGTCCTGCTTTAAGTAGTACAGATGCCTTTACATTTAATGGCTATCAGTTAATAAAAATGACAACAGGACTAGGTGCTGCTAGAGCTACAATACTTTGTGATTTTGTAGAGGGTTATGAGTATGAGTGTGAGGTTGCTGTTAAAAATTATAATAGAAATGGTCAGTTTCTTTTGGCTAATCATGGAGCAAATAATGCTAATATATCTGTGTTAAGCAGCACCATTGTACCTGCTAATGCTCCAGGAACAGGAAATAGTTATGGTTATTATTCTGCAAAATGGATTCAAGGCTCAGGTCAAAACACTAAGCTTAGTGTTTATGCAAATGATGGTGTAAAGCTAGAAATAACATATTTAAGGATTTATAGAACAGCAGTTGATAAGAGTTCTGTATTTGGAATTATAGATGCTTCAACTACAGAAGATTTTCCATTATCTTTAAACTTCTCTGTTAATGACCCTTCTAATATTGATGCTAGGAAAGGCTCATATAGTAAAACATTTCAAGTGCCTGCTACTGCAAATAATAATATAGTATTAAAAAATTTCGGTATTCCTAATTCTACTCATCAAGATGCTCAGTTATACGATAAAATTCCTTGCAGGATTTTAGTAGGAAATTTATTCTCTTTAACAGGATTACTTCAACTTCAAGATGTGCAAAGATTAAATGATAAACCAATATCATATTCTTGTATCTTCTTAGGGGACAATCTTTCTTGGTCTACCGAAATGGATGGAAAATACCTTAGCGATTTACAGTTAAAAAACTCTACAGGACTAAAATTAAGTGCTAAAGAGATTACAGCTAGTTGGAGTCAAACTGATGCTACTCTTAGGGCTACAGGAGCTGCTAATGATTCGGCTGTAGTTTACCCTTTAGCTAGTTACGGACAAGTCAATGAAACAGGATGGGATTATGGAAATGGATTTCAACTATTTAGAGAACAATGGGAGATTGATTACATGAACAATAATAGTTATAATATATCTCAAACAGGTTTTTTAGGTTCTAACCAATTTAACGCTGTTCCTGTAAATGATTGGAGGCCTCTTGTGTGGATATACAATATGATGCACAAAATATTTAATGATGCAGGATATAAATTAACATCTTCTTTTGTAGAAACAGACCAATTTAAAAAACTATTATATGCTAGCCCTAACTTTCTTTTTAATAATTCTGCCAACAGGATGCAAACTAATTCTTATATCGGTAATTTTAAAGACAATAGCTCATGCTCTGCAACTCAAGCAAATTTAAAGATTTTTGATGAAACTACAAATGTTGGAGCTAATGTTGCAAATCAAAGTGGACTTCTTCTTGTTGAGGCGACAAATCAAGCTCCTTATGACCCTATAAGATTTGGAGGTAGTTGTGGTTCAGGAGATGGTAGTGCTAGATTTCAACCTGCTCCCGGTGTTATAACAACTACAACAGGTAATCAGCAGGATTTAACGATATCATCAGCAGCCTCAGGGAATCTTTGGACTATTCCTATTGCCGGTCGCTATACTGTAACTACACAGAATATAATGTATTACTTTAATTGGCAGCAAAGTGATTGGAGTGGAAGTGGTAATTTTGGCTCTAACAATACAGGATTGACAATGTATGCTAATATAGTTGTAGAGAAGAAAGTGGTGGCTAACACAGCTTTTTACCCAATAAATTACATTGATAATCAGAGTGCTACAGCTTTAGGTGGATTTAAAAAGTCAAATACAACACATTCTTATGGTGGTACTTTACCTACGACATCATTTACAGCATACTTTAACGAAGGCGACCAGATAAGGCTTACTCTTGGTATGGCACCTATATATGAGATACAGAGTCCTAATAATAATTTCACAGGAGTAACTAATGTTAATATTCAAGCAGAATTATTTGGAACAGCTTATAATGATTGGACAAGCTCAAATGGTCAAGTCAGCATAGAAATGGCTAATCCTGATGTTCCTGTTTATGGTGGAGAGTATAATCTACAAGATATTCTCCCAAAAGACCAAAAGCAAATTGACTTTGTTAAGGGTGTTGCTCATGCATTTAACTTGCAATTTTATACAGAAGAATTTTCTAAAACTGTTTTTGCAGAGCCATATCCTGATTTTTATTTACCTCCTAAAAATGCTATTGATTGGACACATAAACTAGCAAGAAATTTATCAGATACTCAAAGCTTTATACAGAGTAATTGGACTAGAAAGTTGATATTTAAGTACCAAACTGATGATAAAGATTGGAGGGTTAATGATATGAGTGAAGAATACTTTGATAACATAGGAGATATATACCCTAAACAGGTTATTCTTAATAACACATACCCTGCAGGAGAAACTATATTTGAAAACCCTTTCTTTGCAGGAACATACGACTCTAAATCTTTTGGAGCAGGAGTAACTGAGTTGGAAGATTATAACTTTTATACTGCAGCTTTATGGACTAATAATGTTTGGTATAATTCTCCAAAGGGTTATGGATTTAAGCCTAGAATGTTATATTACAATCGAATGGAAATGCCGGTAGCTCACGACCCTTTATGGCAGGGTTTTAATGTTGAAAATGGAAGTCAAACAGTAATCGCATTTAATTTTAGCAGAAAAAAAGTTCAGGTATCAGATGTTACAGCGTTGCCTCAGTCTGCTTTTGTAGGTAACTCAAATGTTTATGTTAATAATGCAGTATATTGCTCTGCGACATTTGTCAATAGATATGATTTCTCAACTCAATTTGGATTGTCTTATGGTAATTATTGGGCAGCAGACTACGACCCCGCAACAAACACTTATAGTGCAGTAGGGAATCAAGTTGGTTTAGGACTGTACTCTAGGTATTATGAGTCTATGATAGAAGGATTAAGGGCAAGACCTAAATTAAGAGTTTGCTATATAGATTTAAAAATAACAGATATAACGAAATTAGACTTTAGAAAAATGGTTTATATTGATGGGTGTTATTATAGAATAATAAAAGTTGTTGATTATCAACCACATAAAAACGAGCCTACAAAAGTTGAGCTGCATCAGTTTAATCCCGGAGTTGGTTCAGTACTTCCAACATCAGGTGTTTGGATAAATAATACATTCACAAATAATAATGGTGGTGGTGGTACTAATGGAGGAGGGGGGCCGATTCCTGATGATGATGGTGCTTATGCTTAAATAAATTATATAATATGAGAAATTCAATAACAAATATAAATACAGCTCCCAATGGGCTTGCTCTTAATTCAGGGCTAGGAACTATGTCTGAATTTAGTTTAGCGACTAAAGTGCCTGCTCAGTTTAATGAAACAACAACAATTAAATACACTAAATCTGAGAACTCATCTAATGATTATCTTTCTGATAATGGAGATACATCTCAATTTAGTGTAAATTCAGGAGTAGTTTTAGTAGATGGTCAAAGTTATGATAATAATTTTATAGCTAGGCATTGTCAGTTTATTGCTCCTTTAGATTGTTATATTAAAAGCATTAATGGATTTATAAATACTAATAATGGAGCTGAGTGTGGGGAAGAATCATTTATATTAAGTGTTTGGAAAAAATCATCATCAATAGGAGTTACTTCTACTGCGATAAATTTATTATTTAGGCAAACATTTGTTTTTAATGCTTCATCTAATAGTAATGTGTTATCTATAGATGGCTCTACAGACTCTAAGGTTGGAGATAAAACATATAAAATACCTGCGAAAGAAGGAGTTATGGTTTCTATAAAAAGAGGAGCATCAGAAGGTGCTGATTTAATTATAAATGGAAATTTTTTAACGGCTACTAATCTTAATGGTTGGAGTGTATCATCAGCAGGAGGCTTTTTTTTAAGTAAAGGTCTGAATTTAAATAGTAGACTAATAAAAACAGAGAGAGGTACAGTTTATTCAGCCTGTACACAAGTTGGAAGTATTTTTGAAATAGGTAAAACCTACAAATTAGTAATAGAAGGCTTAAATATTACAAGCGGCTCAATAGAGTTGAAATTTGGTCGTTCCCATAATACTAATCCACCAAGACCTATTTTAACCTCATCAAACAATGGGACTTATGAAGATACTTTTATAGTCCTTAATCAGAATGATGGTTTCACTATAAATAGCAATGGCAATACAGTTGCTTCTTTAAGCAGTATATCAATAAAAGAAGTTTCATCAACTTGTCATGATATAAACGCTAAATTTACAACTATTATTGAAACTATAGATAATCAAGCTACCCTAGATGACTTTAAGTTAAATACAATTAGTGTGGCTAGAAATAGATATGACAACACAGTAAGCAACCCTAATGCATTTAATTTGCCTAAAAAATTTAACGGAATATAGGAAATGTCAGCATATAAAGTAATAGACAAAGCATTAAAAACTGCAGGAGAATTTTACATTGATTTGCTTCAAACAGAACTTGTATTTCAGGAGCATATTGCCTCAAGAAAACTATATTCATCTTTTAAAACTATTGTTTCTGAAAGGGGAGGTAATTTATATATGGATGTTGTAAATGATACTGAATATATGTGGTTGGTTAATGATGGAAAGAGTAGAGTGCCTGATGTTACCTTTGAAGATATTAAAGCTTGGACTCAATTAAAAGGGCTAGACTTCTCTAAGCAAAGAATTTGGAGTGTAACAGAGGAATTAAGAGAAAATTACTACACAGCAGGTGGTTTACTTGTTGCACCAAGAAGAACAGGCTTTATAGATTATGCTTTTGGAATTGCAGATTCAATGGGAATAAATCAAATGGTAGAAGATGAGATATTAAAGCAGATAGATGTAGTAATAGGAGAAGAAGGACAAAGTAAGGCAATACAATTAACGATAAGCTAAAATAAAATTATGGCATTAAAAAGTAAGGTAGCGATAGAGGTAGTAATCAAAGACATTAAAAAGATTGCTGACTTAAAAAAGGGATTAAAAGAGTTAAGAGCAGAGCAGAAAAAACAAGAAAAAGAATCTAAAACAGGACAATTTCAGTCTAAAGCAAGTGCAAAAGCATACAAAGAAAGAGCAAAGGCAATAAAAGAAAACTCAAAAACATTGAGGAATCTTAATAAGGATATGGCAGGTGCCAATAAGTCTACAAAAGATATTACTAAATCATCTAATGGAATGGCAAAGCAATTTATCAAAGGTGCTGCTGCTATTGGTATTGTAGTTGGTGCTTTTAGAGCTATAAACAGAGTTGTTAGTTCAGTTGTAAGTACATTTTCTGACTTTGAATTTGTTATGGCTAAAGTCAATGCAGTTTCAGGTGCAACAGAATCAGAATTTTCAGCACTAACAAAATCAGCAGAGGATTTAGGTCGTTCAACATTCTTTACTGCTACACAAGTTGGAGAATTACAATTAGCATATTCTAAATTAGGATTTACAGCACAAGAGATACTAGATGCTACTGAGGCAACTCTTGATTTAGCTACTGCAACAGGAACCGATTTAGCTAGAGCTGCTCAGGTGGCAGGTGCTTCTATCAGGGGATTTCAATTAGATGCTAGTGAGGCAGGTAGAGTTGTAGATGTTATGGCTGTTGCGTTTTCAAGTTCAGCATTAGATATTGAGAAGTGGAATACAAGTATGACTAAGGTTGCTCCTATTGCAGCTATGGCAGGATTTGAAATAGAGGAAGTCGCTGCTATTATGGGTAAGCTTTCTGATACAGGTATTGAGGCTTCTATTGCAGGTACATCTTTAAGGAATATATTCCTTAAAATGCAAGACCCTTCATCAAAGTTATCCAAAACATTAGGTCATACGATAACAAATTTAGATGAAATGTTAATAGCATTTAAAGGACTACAAGATGAGGGTACTGACCTTACTGATGTTCTTGGTTTTATGGATATTAGACAGGTAGCTGCGTTTTCTACTATGTTAGAGGGTTCTGATGATATTGCTACACTTAGAGATAATCTTCTTCTAGCTACAGGGGAGGGGGATAGAATGGCAGATATGGTTGGAGATACATTGCAGGGTGCTTTCTTAAAATTCAAATCTGCAGTTGAAGGAGTTTCTATTAGCGTTATGAAAAACTTTGGTAAAGCTCTTACCAAGACAGTAGCTAATATGGCTAAACTCATGAATTCATTTGTAGAAAATGAAGGTTCTGTAAAGAAATTTACTGATGGTTTGATTACTCTTGGAAACATAATAAAGAAGGGAGTAGCATTATTCCTTTCTTATAAGATAGGTATAATTGCAGCAGGTGTAGCTACAAAAGCAATGACAGGTCTTTTGTATTTACAAGCGTTTGGAATGGAAGCAGTTACTTTAGTTACAGGTAAGGCTACGGTAGCAATGAGGTCATTCGGTAAGGCTATGGCTAAGACAGGAGTAGGACTGTTAGTATTAGCAGTTATTGACTTAGTTTTCTATATGAATTCTTTTAACGAATCTGCTCAAGATGCCATTAATTTTACAGATGGTGTTTCAAAATCAACTAAAGATTTACAGAGTAAAGTAAAAACCTTAGATGAGTGGGAAAGAAAATTAATTGAATCAAGAAAGGTACAAAACAGATTATTAAACTCTGAAGGTAAGCTGATGGATGAAAGTGCAGAAAATGCATATAAACTAAAAGAAGCTAAAAATATAGAAACAAGAGCAATCCAAAATCTAAATAAAGAGCTTAAATTAGAGGGGGATGAGTTATTATCTGTTAAGGATAAAACTGAAGATGTTATTACTGCAATGAATAAACTTACTAAAAAAGTAGGGGAAAATGCATTGGCTAAATTATTTCTAGAGCAAGAAACACAGATAATAAAGACTAAAGTAAATGCAGAACAAGCTATAGCAGAACTTAACAAAGCTATGGGTGGAGGAAAGTCAGATGAAGCTATTATTGGATTTATTAAAAGAGTTAAAGATGTTCAGGGTGGTTTTGGGATGTGGATGCACGAAATAGTTGGCTTCTTTGGTGGAGATACTCCTACTGAGAAGGCAAATAAAATTATACTAGGAATAATGGATAAGTACAGCTTAACTCTAGGTACTTTAATTGATGCAAGTGGAGAAAATTATATAGATAAGCAAACTACATTATTAACAAATTCAATAGAAAAAGCTGCAAGTAAGCTTGATATAGGAGATTTTAAATTAGAAGATGCTTTAGCTGATTTAGAACCTGAAACAGAAGAAGGAAAGAATCAAAAGAAGTCAGCTCAGTTTGAAATGAACGAGAAGATATCAATAAGAAAGGAGGGGTTATCAAAATTATTACTAGAGGAAAAGGCATATCAAAAGGCATTACTACAGGCTAATATTGATGGAGTGCAAGACTATTTAGACCAAGAAAATAATAAGGATGAAGGCATAACTGCAGCTAATATTAAGATGAATGATTTAATAAGAAAGCAGAACGCTCAATTCAGAGCAGAAGAATTACAAGACAGAAGGGATTTAGCTAATGATGACTTAAATATAGCACAAGAAAGTTACATAGATAAGGTAGATAGTTTACTTGTTTACCAAATCAATGTAAACAAGATAAACAAAGAATTACTAGAAGATGAGTTTAAGCTTCTAACAGAGCAGGAGAGATTAGGAAAAGAAGGGATAGAAATACAGAAAAAATTACTAACACTTGAGCTTCAATTAACAAAAATAAACTCATCCGAAAAGGAAAGGCTTCTTAAAGAAGAATTTAATGATAAGGTTCTTGCTCTTGAATTAGAGCAATCAACTACTATGATGAATAAGATAGAGTTTGATAATCGTATGCTTTCTTTGGAATTTGATTACCTAATGGCAAGAAAGGGTTTATACGAAAAAGGTGCTTTGGAATTGATTGATATTAACAATGGTATTCTTGCAAATAATGTTGATGTTAATGAGAAACAAAAACAACTAATGCAAGAGCAGATTTCGGCTTATGGTGGAGTTGGTAGTGCATTAACAACATTAGCAGGGGATAATGAGAGATTAAATGCAGTAAAAGAGGTGGGTAACGCTATATCTGAAGCGGCAAATATAATTTCTACCATAACAACTTTAAAAGAGAATTTAAGTACAATAGCTAAGGTTGGTAAGACAGGGGCAATAATATCCGAATCGGCAGCAATAGCAGTTCAAACTCCTTTAATATTTGCAAACACAGCAGCAGAAACTATTAGTATAGGGCCAAAAATAGCATCAGGTGCTGCAGGTCAGGCTAAACTACCATTTCCTTTGAATCTTATTGCAGTCATTGCTACATTAGCATTATTATCTAAGATAATGGGTTCATTTGCAGATGGTGGAATAGTAGAAGGCAAGTATGAGGTTGGAGGATTAATTAGTGATGGTAAATTTGCTAACGGAGGAATGGTGCAAGGCAAATCACACGCACAAGGTGGAGAGAAGTTTGCAGTAGGTGGTAGGGTGGTTGAATTGGAAGGAGGAGAGGCTGTAATCAATAAAAAAAGCACAGCTATGTATAGGGGTCAGTTATCTCAAATGAACGCAGCAGGAGGGGGTGTTAAGTTTGCTGATGGAGGCTTACTAAATAGCCCTCAGTTTGCTAATCAACAATTTACTTCAGGTTTAAATCAGGATAGAAATTCACAAAGGGTATTTGTGGTTGAATCAGATATAACTAATAGCCAAAGAACAGTAGGGATTCTTGAGGCTAATGCAACTATTTAATAATTAAAAAAATAAACAAATGTTTGTTAGTAAAAAAGTAAAGAAAGATAGAATAGATACCTGTAAAAAATGCGACTTTTATAGAAATTTCGCAATGTTAAAATATCCTAAATGGACTAAGGGAGCAAGGTGTGGAAAGTGCAGTTGCTTCTTAGATGCTAAAGCAACTCTTACTAAAGAGTATTTCGGAGAGTGTCCTTTGGATAAATGGAAAGAGTAATAATTAAATAATAATAATATGGACTACAGCTCAATAATTAAAGGTTACACAGAAGAAAAAAAAGATTTAATCGTTCAAATGGCTAAGTCAAATAAGGCAGATATTGGTTTACATAACCTGTATAACAATGCAGCGTTAGGTTTATTTTTTAGACTATGGGCAGAACACTTCCCAAATATAAAACAGGAAATTTCCTGTAAAGGTTGCAGGGACTCAGTTTGTAAATTCTTTCATAATATAGCTGATTTTATTTCTAGTCAAAGATTAGCAAAGTTAGATGAATTTAAAGAGATTACAGGCAAAACCAAAAAATCTAAAAAATCTAAATCTAATGTCTAGGCAAAATAAGTCTGATATAGTTTACGAGTATATTTTGTTAGCTGAATCTGAAATAAAAAAAAGATGGAGTGAGCCAACTACTGTTGATGTTTTAAGACATCTTACAGAAAGAGGAATAGTAGAGCCAAAAAGATTAAGGAATTATATGATAATATATGATTTTGATTGTATGCTTAGGTTCAATGAGGGAAATAGAACTCATACTTTTATGGACTTATCTATAAAATATGATATATCAGAAAGACAGGCTCAAAGCATAGTTTACAAAGAAAGAATCAAAGAAAGAGCTACTGTAAATATCACTTATTAGAATTTGTTCCAAAAACTTCGTAAGATTGTCATAGTATAAAATTATTTTTGTTTCCATGAATGAAAAATGGTATAACATAAATTCAAAAGCATCTAAAGTTGTTGATGTTTATATTTTTGATGAGATAGGAATGGGTGGGGTAAATGCTCAAGGATTCATTGAAGAAATCAAATCTTTTAAGGACTCCCCAATGAATTTGCACATTAATTGTGTGGGTGGAGATGTATTTGATGGAATGGCTATCTATAATATAATAAAGAAAAGGACTGCAACTACTACGGTATATATTGAAGGTATTGCTGCAAGTATGGGTAGTGTTATTGCGTTAGCTGCTAATAAGGTTGTTATGGCAGAAAACTCTTTATTTATGATTCACAATGCTTGGGGTGGAGCAATGGGAGAGGCTAAAGAAATGAAAAAAACAGCAAAGCTTTTAGATAAGATTAGTGGAGAGATTGCTGACATCTATGTTAAGAAAACAAAATTACCTTATGATAAGGTAAAAGAAATGATGGATGAAGAAACTTGGTTAAATGCTGAAGAAGCATTAGAACTAGGATTTATTGACTCTATCTCGGATGCTATTAAAGTAGCAGCCAAATATGATGTTTCTAAGTTTAAAAATATAACAAACAAGGAAATTAAAACTAAATTAAGTATTAATATAAAAAGTAAAAAAATGACTGATGAGTTAAAAGCTTGGTTTAATGGAAAAGTTGAGGACATTATCGCTAGAGTAAAAAGTGAAAATGTTGAAGCTGATTCTAAATCAAATGTTGAGGTTACTATGTCGGATGAAGCTGAAATTTTAAATAAATTTTCAGATTTTGAAACAAAAGTAGCAGAAATTAGTGGGTCTGTAACTGAATTAGAAGGAGAAAAAGAAACTCTTACTATGGAAGTTGAAAGACTTAATGGTTTATTAAGTAAATCAAATGCAAAGGGAACTGAAATCTCTACAGATGGCGACCCTGCAGTAGTAGTAGCAAATAAAGTAGAAGATGGTAATGCTTCATTTTGGAATGAAATGGTAGCAAAAATAAATTTATAATAATTAAAAATAAAATAAAATGGCAAATGTAGCACTACAAGCGGCAGGTACTTTAGCATATAATGGTACTTACGCATCTAAGATTCTTTTAGAACCAATGTTTCACTCTGATGATATAATGAGAAATTATACTATCTATCCAAATGTGAAGTATAAGCAAAATATAGTAATGGCTCCAAAATTAGCAGGAATAACTGCTGTAAATTCAGGATGTGGAACAGCAAATACTTGCGACCCTGCAGGATTTTCAGTAATTCAAAAGCAAATTGTGGTTAGTAATGTTTCTGTAAAACAAGTTCAATGTTGGGATGAGTTTAAAGATTCAGTAATAGTAGAATCTTACAGAAATGGAATTAATATGCCTGATTTAACAGGAACTGAGTTAGCTCAAGTTATTGTTGATAGAGTAAGAAGTGGAATTTCTTCTGATATGGTTAGAAATATGTGGGCAGGAGAAGCAACTATTACAGCAGGTTCGGCTGATTGTACTTACCAATCAATGGGAGATGGACTATGGTTGCAAATGGCAACAGGAACAGCTTTCCAAGCAGGAACAAGTGCAAACTTAACACCTGTAACAGGAGGTTTGACAACAACAGCAGCAACAGCTGCTTACGCAACAGTAGGAGGGTTAATTAGCGTAGCTGATGTAACTTTATTATTAGAGAATGTATTCTCAACTGCACCTTCTGCTTTACAGCAAGTACCTGCAGCAGAAAAAAGAATGTTTGTTACTCCAAATGTATATAACGCTTGGTATAGTGCTTTAACTGCAGTAGCAGTATCAGGAGCAGTTGATTACGGACACTCTGAAGCTCAAGCAGGAAAAGGAAGATTATTCTTTAGAGGAATTGAATTAGTTCCTATGTATGAGTGGGATGTAGCTTTAGCTTTAGCAGCAACAGGAGCAGGAATTGATTTATCTGCATTGTTTACTCAAGCAGGAGCAACAACGACAACTCAAACTACAAATGGAGTAATTTATACTGCTTCAGCTAATCTTATGATTGGAACTGATGTTTCAGCTCCTGAGAATGAAATGAAAATGATTTATGATGAGGTTTCTGATAATATGTATATTAGAGCAGGATTCACTATGGGCTTCCAATATGGTTGGAACTCTTTAGTTAATGGTGCTACTTTAATAGGATAATTAATAATTTAAAAAATAAAATAAAATGCCAATAGATTCAGGATTATTAGTCGATTGTGGCGACTTAAACGCAGTAGGTGGAATTAGACAAATTCTACTTACAGACCTAGACAATATCGCAACTGTCGCACCAACAACAGCAGCAACTGACCACATTATTACAGGGCTTACAGTTACAAACCCTTGGGCTAGATTTGAGTTCAAAAACGAAACTGCAGCATTAGCAATAACAGGAACAAAAGAAGGTGGAAGTACAGCTTACGAGTGTGCTTTATCTTTCTATATCCCTGATATGACTGCAAATAGAATGGCTGAACTTTCAGACCTAGAGGATGTTTGTCCTGTAGCAATGGTTGAAATGAACTCAGGACAGATTTTTGTTATTGGACTCTCATACAGATATGAGAACTTATCAGCATCATCTACTCCTTGGACAAGAAACCAAACTTATGCAAACTTAACTTCTATTGAAGGAGGAACAGGTTCTGCTTATGCTGATGACAACGGATTGACAGTAACTTTAACTGCAAGACAGTTTGAGTTACCTTTCAATTATTCAGGAGCAATTACAGTTGTAGCAGGAGATTTAACTGCTACTACTTCATAGTAGTAAATTAAGATAGGTAGGGGGTTATGAACACCCCCTATTTATATCTTTTTTATGTGTAATTGTAATTCTAAAGAAATTGTGGTAGATTTGCCACACATTAATATATATACAAATATGGCTGAATATAGATTTAAAAAACAATACGAAGGTGCTGCGACTAGATTTAAAGGTTTGCGTGTTAATTGGAGTACAGCAACTCAAGAGATACTTGCTTGGGTTTATGAAGAAGCAGATAATGGCTCCCATTATGTAGAGAAAATTAATAAAAAATCATCTAATGAAGAAAGCATCAACAAAGGCAGTAAAAAGCTCGGTAACAAGAAAGACTCAGAAAAAGAGTAATACTTTTGAGTTCGGAGTATTTGATTTAACAGTTCCACCAAGTATTACTGAGGTAAAAGACCTAAAATCACTTAATAATGATTGGGTTCCATTTGGAGATGATAACTTATTTCCTCAGTATTTAGCAGAATTAAAGAGAAAGTCCTCTACACATAGAAGTGTATTGGCTCAAAAGACTGTATTTACAAGTGGAGCTAAATTTGTTTGTGAGAACGAATCATTAAGAGAGTTTATTGAGGATGTTAATGCAGATAAAGAATCACTAAGAGATGTATTTAAGAAATTAGCAGATGATTACTATACTTTTGGTAATGCTTATATGGAGTGCGTTATATATGATGGAGGTGTAAATCTTTACCATTTAGATGCAACTACTGTAAGAATGTCTAAGACTAAAAAAGAGGTTTATGTAAACCCTGATTGGTGTAAGTATTGGAATCAAGATAAAAAAATAAAAAGACTACCTATATACCCTAGAGTAGCACATAACAAGTTTGTAATTCACTTTAAAGATTACGAGCCTACATTTAACTTTTACGGACTTCCTGACTATGTAGCAGCACTAGAACATATCTGTGTTGATTACGAAATTGGAAAATGGAATCATACTAAATTCTTAAACGGATTTCAGCCATCTGCTATCGTTGAGATTAGTGGAGATATGGGAGAAGAAGAAGCTCAAAAGATGGTTCATGAGGCTCAAAAGAAATTTGTAGGAGAAGGTAATAATGGCAAAATACTCTTTATAGTTAAGAATGGAGATACATCTCCTGCTAATGTTCAGATTATAAAAGATGACCAAGAAGGAAGTTGGATTGATTTACAGCAGATTACTGACCAAAATATTATAACTGCTAACAGATGGCAGCCATCACTTTCAGGTATTGTTAGTTCAGGGAAAATGAATAACTCAGGAAGTGAGATTAGAATTGCTTATGACTTGGTAATGACTACAGTAATTAGAGATACTTCTGAGTTAATATTAAACGGTATAAGAACAGTTCTTTATAATGAACTAGGATATGACCCTAAAGATTTAAAGATTCATTACGAGCCACCAATCTCATACGCTAATGATGTGGATATAAAACAAGTTCTTACTATAAACGAACAAAGAGCATTGATTGATGAGGACTTACCAATGTTAGAAGATGGAGATATGTTTGTTTCAGACAGAGAAGTTATAGTGGTTGAAAAAGATAATGATGGAGATGGAGAGATTGATGAGAGTAAAGAAATAACAGTAGAGCAATAAGATATGGGTAATACTAAACAATATAAAACGCTAGTAAGTGCAGGAGAAGTAATTGATAAGACCTTCACTAACAAGAATACCGACCCTGTATTAGTTTCAGAGAACACTATTGTATTGTCTGAGTTAGCACATATCAGACCCTTACTAGGAGAAAAGTTTTATGCAGAATTAAAGCTTGAACACGATACAGGGACTTTAAGTGTTAATAATCAAGCATTTATGACTTATTACCTAGAAGATACATTGTCTTGGTTTGTTAGGTTTGAAGTTGTTAATGATATTATGAGTAATATTTCATCTAGTGGAGTGGTTAATAATATAGATGAGTTCTCAAGAATAATAAGTCAAGATACATATAATACATTCAAGCAAGACACATACAGGAAAGCAGATATATTTGCTAATGATATGATGGACTTTTTGAATGGTACTGACCAGGCAGGACTATATCCTACATTTGCTAGTAATAGACCTAAAAGCATGAGTGATACATATAAGAATCATGGAATGATATTCTATGATAGTATATATGGTTATAATGGTGTTGATGGTTGTTATAGCTGTGGAAATCCTTATTTAAAAGGAAAATCAAATTGTAATTGTTAAAATAATATAATATGGCTGCAAACGAACATAAAAATTTACTAGATGCTAACAGGCACTTTCCATTAGGATATGAGTCTGCAGAAAATAATATGGTTATAGGTAAGAAAAGTGGAATTTCTTATGATGATAAAAATGGTAATTATGGTTGGGTTTACCCATTACAAACATTTATATTAAGATTAGATGGTTCTTTGTCATCAAGAAGTAGTGTTGATTATATAAGGATGCCTTACGATTGCAGAATAAAAGAGGTTAGGGCTAGTGTAGGAGTAGCAGGTGCATCAGTATCGGTAGATATAATGGAATCAGGTGTTTCAATACTTTCTACTGCATTGACTATAGATTCAGGAGAAAAAACATCAATAACAGCCGCAACTCCTGTTGTAATATCTGACTATGATTTAGCAAATGATAGTGAAATTCTTATTAACTTAACATCAGGAGAAGGCGAGGTTGCAAAAGATTTAAAGGTATACTTAATAGTATGCAGAACAGTTAATTAAGATGAAATCTAATATGAAAGATACAACAGAGGTATTAATTGCAAATGGAGGTGTAATTGGCTTAAGCATTGGTCAATGTAATGAAATTCTTCTTTTCTTATCCACTACGCTAGCTATACTATTTACTATGTATAAATTTTACAAATTACAAAAAAAGAAATAAAAAAAATGGCAACAACAATACAACAAACAAGTCTTAATGTTTCTATTAGCGAAAGCATAAGCATAAATGGGGTGGCTTATGGTAATAATATAACAAAGGCATTTGATGGTAACGGAAAGGTAGACCAAAGAGTTATGGCTATAAATAGTTCAAGATTAACATCAGTTTTTGAATATCAAGCAGCATTACCTGATATTAGAGGAACAGGTGTTAAGAGTGAGTTTACATATTTTAGGATAACAAATACTGATAACTCTGTAGCAATAACAGTTCAGTTATTTGTTAGTTCAACTAAATCAGGATTTTTTAATTTACCTGCAGGATGTAGTTTTATTCTCATGGGCAATGATATGGACTTTTTATGTGAGGGAGAAGCATTTAATTTATCCGATTTAGTTAAAGTTCAAGCAAAAACAGATGGAGGAGATAAGCCTTCTGTTGAATCATATATAGAGTATGTTGCTGTTTTCAAAGGTGGTACTTCTGATACAGATGGAGAAGGAGCTGAGGAAGAAGCGAGATAGATGACTAAGTGGTATCAAGATAGACTAAGAAATATGGATATAAAACACTTTAATTTTTCTGAATTTGATAGTCCTGATGATATTGGTTCAGGTAATAATATGTGCTTATCATTTTTATCTAAGTTAGATGATGCTAGGGAATTAGCAGGTATACCATTTAAAATAAATTCAGGATATAGAACTCCTAAACATAATGCTAAAGTAGGTGGAGTAAAGGGTTCATCTCACATGAACATACCATGTAATGCAGCAGATATACAGGTACTAGGAAGCAAGGAAAGATTACTTATAATATCTGCAGCAATAAAAGTTGGTATAAATCGTATTGGAATTGGAAAGAATTTCCTACATTTGGACACAGATAAACAAAAAAGCCAAGATATTATTTGGCATTATTATTAATAAAAAAAAAGAAAATGAAAGATTGGTTAATTAAAGCAATGTTAAAAAGTAAAAAATTCTGGTATGCAATATCAGCAGTAGTAGTTCCTGCACTAGTAACTTAC